CTCACTCGCTTTCTTTAGTATTGCTCTAGCAAAATCAATCAAAGTTTTATGCACATCTGCATCATGCTTGTAATTATTTTGCCTTTCCCATTTATCCACTTCGTAGTGTATTTCTACATCACTTAACTGTCTTGTTTTTGTAAAAGGATTTTCACCAGTAAATGTTTGTGGCTGTGGTGTACTTATGGTTTGTGGCGCGGTGTAAACAGGCAAATATGCTTTGATTCTTAAAAAATCTTCTTCGGTTAATCTTGCATTTCTACAAGCATTTTGCAATTCTTCTTCAGTCCATGCAACAGGTTTCAAAATAGAGCCTCCTCTACGGTGTAGGTTTTTACTTTCTGGGGTATCTTGGTAATGGTATAGGACGAATCCCCACCAGTAAACGCCTGCGCTTGCATTTTTGTTGGGAAAGCCCTGATGGGCCCAGACAAGTCGCTGACCATCCAGCGACATGCTGTGAACTGTGGAATCTCTAGAATCAATTCATCAGCTCCACAATCTTGAGGCGCTGGATAATTGTTTGCTTCTCACCTTTGTACTCAGAGTGAGCTTTGATGGTGAACTTAGCCTTGATAATGTCACCCTTGTTTAATGGGCGATAGGTCTTGCCATCTTCACGAGTCTCAGTCCAGTACTCTTCGTTGTTATAGCCCTCTTTGAACTCAACCATAACCCATGACTTGGTCTTGAGAACGATGCGGTTACCCTCTTCGTCTTTCATCAAATAGATGTCTTGGCTGGCTCTGTCGTAATAGCTGAACTTAGGACACTCAACGTTGATTTTTTTCTCAACGGTCAAGACGCACTCACGCTTTTCAGAAACAACGCCAAGGTGGGCGCTCTTAGCCTTTTGCTCTTCTACAGCTTGCTTCCACTTGGCAATACGCTCTTCACGCATAGCGATTGATTTCAATACCGCTTGGCACTGCTTTTCAGTCAACTTGCCATAAGTGTCAAAAGCTTTAGCCAAACTGCCAACGAAACCCTCTTCGTATACAACTCTACCCTTTTCTTCGGAGCGACCTAACGTCAAGAACGCCTCAATTTCGGCGTGCTCAGGGGTGTTTTTTCTCCAAGTCTTTTGGGCATTAGCAATAATGCGAGATTTGACAGCGTCAAAGTAACGGTCTGGGTGTTCAATATGTGCAATAGAGCGAACCATAATTTTCTCCTAATCAACTCACTGGCAATTCCAGTAAGTATGATTTGACCACAAATTATCCAGTTGTGCAATAAATATTTATAGGGGGAAACCCTCCCCCCCATAGTTAGTTAAAAGCTGTAATCGTAATATTCGTCCCGTATGCCAATCGACAGATACTGTCCCCCATTAGTTAGGTTCCAGCGACCCGTCTTAGGGTTACGGAAGGCAACTACCCACCGACCCTTTTTGTTCTTCTTCCAGTGCGTCAGAGACCCGTTTGGGTCACGCTCATAGGTGTACTCTTGGCTATCGCTCATGCCGTTGTCATCGATGCGGATAGATTTGTCCATCTGGGTGGTCAAAACACCGTTCTCGATGCTGATAATTGTCACAGCGTGGCGGTCGCTCCACATGCAGATGGTAGCGCCCATGCCAACCGCTGGCTCAGCATTTTGCACACGACTGAACAGATAGTTAACCAAGCTACCAGTATCTTTACCTAATTTCATCATAGTCATCCCCTTAGTCTGCACGTGAGCAAGCCATTGCTGGGATGCCATATTTGTCAAGAACCGCTTCAAAAGCCATAGCGCCCTGCTCTTTGACATCCATAGATTGCGTTGGATTGTTGGCAGGGTTCCAGATGACATAGCCCTTGTTATGGTGCTTACCAATCTTTTCTGGGTGGTTCTTTTTCATGAAGTTAACAAACGGGTGACGACCGTTGTACAGGTGAATCCAAGCAAAGCCACAATAAAATGGCTCGCCGAACTTTTCCATAAATTCTTTTTCAGCCTTAGTTGCCGACTCCAAAGCCTCGTTGTAGATGGCTTCAAACATTGCTTCTTGCTCTTGCTTCTTGGTCATAATTTTCTCCTGTTTTCTCACTGGCGATTCCAGTAAGTGCTATTTGAACAGAAATTATCCATTTGTGCAATATAAGAATAAACCCTAATCTTTCATTGGAAATCGATTGACCTTGAGCCAGCCATCCTCGAACAGTTTGGCTATGGTCATGAAGTGAGCCCTGTCCCAAGCCTCTGTACGCTCTTCTTTGGACATCTTGGAGCCTTGGTCAATCTCTGCGTGGCAACGCCAACAAAGCGCCGCTATAGCCCAATCTGGGGCTTTTTTACCCCTAGCCTTGCCATGCATGAGCTGGTTGCTGTGGCTGGCTTGGGTTTCCCCCTCCCTACCGCACAGCTGGCAGGGCAGTTGTGACACCGCCCTGAGCAATTGTTCATTACGGTAAGTCTCAGTTTTTAGTAAATTCATGCTCGCCCTTGGCGTATTCGTGCAAGAACTGGGCTTCGGCAAAAAGCATCTTGGCGTGTTTGCTTGCAGTCTCCCAGTCTTTAGCGTTAGCTGAGTCTTCGAACTGACGGATGAGCTTTTTCATGTCTAGAATGGTTGGTGCGTAATCGAGAATCATAGGGTTCCTATTGGGTTAGTCTAATTTCACTACGAGCTGTAGCTTCTAATGAACGCCAAGCTTCAATCTTAGCCTCAGCGGCGACGATTAAAATCCTCAGCGTCTCGTATTCAGCGATAGCATCTCGCATCTCTTCGAGGTGTTTAATGTATTCAGGGTGAGCATATGCCCACGACTCTTTGGCTGATTCTGTTTTTTCAAGCGAGCGTTGCATCAAAGCAGACTTAATTGTTTTGCGCTTTTCCATCATGAATGTTGCGTATGCCTTGAGTCTGCCATATTCGCTGGCGTTGTTGCGGATAAAGTCCAACGCTTGGAACGGGTCAATGTTTTCTGCTGTCGTGTTCATATTTCACCTTCCTCTCTTTTCAACTCGGTCACTGTGACCTTTAGCATTCCTCCAATCTCATCAGCCCAACGGATACGAAGGTCTTTAATCTGCGAATCGTCCTTCCACATTTGAGCGTTAGTAAGTGCGTCTAGAGGCGCTTTCAACAAATTGTCCAAATCCCTGCGACGGTTATCTGGACGGTATGCAACTATCTCCACCTTGATATCGCTGAGCGTGTTTAAAAGCACAGCGTTTGCCAAAGCTATTTGCACAGCTTTTCTATATTCACGCCCTTTGGCAGAGATAATCATCCTGCCACGGAATGTGCGCCAGTACGTGTTGACACTAGGTGGCCAAGGTAGAGTTACTTGCATTCTTTTTTAGGTTCTCAACTCGGTTAGTAATTGCATCAGCAACGTCTTGATGCCCCATCTCTTCTGCAACCTTGGCGCATTCTTTGCGCTCCATCTCTACAGCATATTTAGCTGTTTGCATGGCTGTCGCAATAATCTCTGCCTTTGCATCCTCAAGCGCTTGGTCAAAATCTTTTTGCGTGTACCAGATACCTGTTGCGCTGGCTAAAAACTTCTTCTGAAAATCATCACTCATATCAATGCACCGTATTAAAAATTTGTTCAACTTGACACTGTACTTTGTACAGCTCATCCATCTTTTCGCATAAAGCTTTGTGCGATAAGTACAACTTCTTTGCCATCATCTTCTGACCATTCTTCCGATGACGTCGTATTTCACTAGCTAACCAATGCCTTTCTTCTTCATCGAACTCAGGCATGTACTCATTTATCGTTCTCACAGCCAGACCCCCTTATCTCCCCTGTTGCCTTTGTTCCATTGGTCAAGAATATCTTGCTCCAGTTCCCGCCTTCTTGGCGCAAGCGAGTCATTAGCCAGATACTGACGCAACCAGTTAACGCCTCGCTCCATTCTGGTTTTGATACACCAGCGTACCTCACAACGGTGTTTATGTTCTTCATCGTTCATGCCAAATAATGTTTAATCATGCTTCCAAAAGAGTCTACAAACTGCTGTGACTCAAACTCAAACCACAAACCAATCCGACCTTCAAACTCGCCGTGGCGTTGCTTCTCACAAACTAGGAACGCATCTGGTTCCATGTTGTCTACTGCTTCGCCTTGCTGTCTTGCAAGCGCCTTCTTTTTGTTCTTCCAAACAATGAAGACGTTGTCTACAGAGTCAGAGATTGCTCCAGAACCCTTGAGGTCAAACTTACCACCGATATGGTCTTCATTTTGACCTTTACGGATGTGATGCACAAGGTGGATATGTACGCCATGCTCCATGGCAATAGCGCACAACATGCCCACCATGTCTTTCTGTCCGTTGTAGTCATCTTCACCTTTGACAACTTTGAACAGAGAGTCGATAACGATATGCTTGATGCCTAGCTCTTGTGATGCGTATTTGCAAAGCGCAGGTATTTTGTGCGAGTCAAACATGCCGTGGTGGTCAAACAGGTACAGCTTCTCATTTGCAAAATGCGAGAAAGTATCTAGCGTTGCATCAGACGGAAACTTCATGCCAGAAGCTTGGCGTATCATGCGCCCTAGCGTTGAACCTACAGGCATCTCAAACGATGCAACTAAGCACTTCTCACCTTGCTTGACCAAATCCAAAATGATTTGACCAACCATCAAAGACTTTCCGTGACCGTTGATACCAGCCCAGACAGATACCTCGCTAGGTCTTAAGTTGATATCAAAGTGCGTCTTGCTCCATGGCAACTTGCCACCTTTGCCATACAGGTTTCCAGCCAAGTATTTCTTGGCGTCATCCATCGCATCTTTGGCTTGGATAACCTTGCCCTTGACCTCTGCTTCGGCTTCGTACTTAGCCCAATCTATGTCGTCGTATTCGACTATGGTTGATAACATGACAGCTCCCCATCGATAACTGTGATTAAAAAGTTTGGCTTGGCGTCTACCAACGCACACCACCAACTCAGCGCATTTTGGATGTTGTCCGACGGAATCAGATGCACCTGACTGATACCACGAACCCAAGCAAGGTTGACCCTTGTGGCAGGTTTATCACCAACGTAGACCTCTGGATGTTCGGCCCTGCGAATAGCATCCATGAAGTACTGGTCTTTAGGTGGGTCTTGCATGAAAACAAACACGGATTGAGGCTTCAAACCCTGTCTGCGTAACTCTAGGATTGGCTCATGACCTTTCATTTGTAAGTCCCCGCAAAACGGTTACCCACTTGTGCAGGTTTAGCAACCTCATCCTCCCAGCGCTTTTGGTTTAGCCAAGTCGACGGGTTGGGTATGATGCCCTCTTTCCATTGCTCAGTGGTTTTTTGAGTTTCCAATGCTTGTAGCATGAGCGCTAAAAGACCAGTGTCTGGTTTTGCCTTCTTCCATGCTTTGTATGCCTCAGATTTACCCACCTTGCGAGGATACTCATTCCAAAACTTTATAAACGAAGAGGGATACTCTTCTTCTTTATTGGTTATTGGTTTATGGTTAGTGGTTAGGGTTATTTTTGGATTCCCAATTAAAACCGTTTGGGTTTCTGTTGGGTTATCTTCTAAGTTATTGATTTTCTTAGGTCTTCCGCCTAACTTTCCAATCTTTTTGTTGTTTTCTGCTTTATTTTTGTATTTTTGCAGTTCATCATCACAACGCAAATGATGCCAACCATCATCACGTTTTTCAAAAAACTCTTCGAGTATTAACCCAACCTTATCCGAATGTGAACCCAACCTTAACCGTCTGATAACCGTTTGGGTTTCTAATGGGATAGGGCTTTCACTATCGTAGTAAAAGTTTATCAATTTGAAATAGATTGCCTCTTCTTCTAAAGAGAGGTGGCTGGTCGCCAAATGCCAATCGGCAATGTTAAATTTGTAGTAGTGCACAATTTATCCTGAGTCAAAGGTAGTCACTAGGGTGGAGATTGGCAGGTTGGTGACTAAGCAACTTTTCGGGGTATACAGCCCTAGCCGTCTCCATAGATTAAACCATTATGTTCCGAACTGCAAGTTCTGGCCAAATAACATGCCAGTCCTCTGGGAACATATCCTTTCTGCTCATCTTACCATTGGTAAGTTTCTCAATCTCCGCAGCCAGATATATAACCCGACCTTGGGGAATGCCAGTAATTTTCCATTCTGAAACCGCTGAAGGGCTTACACCGCAAAGCTTTGCGACCCGTTTGGTGCCTCCAAGACCCATAATAATTTCTTCTGCTGTCATGACTAAACGATAAACCTAAAAAATATTTTTGTAAAGTTACCCTAATTGTGTTGACTAAAAATTAAGTTTTCTGTATTGTCCTAAATACGGCATGTGCCGTGAGTTTACAAGGAGATTTGAAAATGGTTTACGAACACGACAACGAAGATGAGATGTATCAAGCAATGAAAGAGCGTGAACAACGCTTAGAAGAAGCTCTGCATAGAGTTGAGTGCCACACACATACGGCAGATGACGTTGAAATTATTCGCTTTGAGTGCGGGTTAGCCAGACACAAAGAACCTTGTGATTCTACTAATGTTCTCAGTGATTTGTTCGCCGATTTTGGCAACGTGTTTAGGAGTGTGAAATGAGTTTAATTGTATCTGCATCTAGTTCTACAGAGTTCAAGCTTGCCCCAGCTGGCTCCCATTTAGCGTACTGTTACCGTATCGTTGACTTGGGAACCCAGACTACAGAATGGAAGGGCAAACCCAAAGAATCCCGCAAAGTCATGTTTACATGGGAGCTCCATGGTGAAGACAGTGATGGCAACCCATTGCTGACTGAAGATGGCAAACCACTAATGACATCAAAACGCTATTCATTCTCACTGAGCGAGAAAGCTACACTGCGTGCCCACCTCGTGGGTTGGCGTGGTCGTGAGTTCACGCTAGACGAATTAGCTGGCTTTGACTTAGAAAAGGTTCTTGGCAACTGGTGCATGGTAAACATTGCACACGAGTCACGGGATGGTAAAACGTACGCCAATATCACTGGCATCACTGGTGTGCCTAGCGTTATCAAGAAGGCTGGATTGCCTGAGTCTGTCAATAAAACTTTGATGTTCTCATTAGAAAAGTTTGACGAAGCGGTTTACAACAGCTTCAGTGACGGCATCAAGCAAACCATTGCTAAGTCACCAGAGTATCAAAACATCGTTGGCAAGGGCGCTGTAAAGCAAACCACGTCTATCGCTGACATGGACGAAGACGTACCCTTTTAGGAGCCATCATGTTTATATCAACCAAAGAAAAAGATTCAATAACCAACAACATTAAGTATTTGCTCTCGTCGCTTATTGAGGTAAACAAGAGCCTGTTAAGAGTTAATGACAGGTTAGATAAGCTAGAGGGTAAGGGAAAGCCAGCGCCCAAAAAGCGTGGCAGACCCCCTAAAGTGAAGACCGAGCCAAAGCGCAGAGGTCGTCCACCGAAGGATAAAAGTGCTTGATGCAATCGTCAACATAACCAAGTTCGTGCTCTTGGGCATGGGCTTGGTTTCTATCATAGGCTTTTCTGTGATATTCGCACTATTTTTAATTGATTATTTAGACAGGAAATGACACCACAGCAACAATGGCGTGAACGACGCCGAGATGAGAAAGAACGCAAGGAAAGGGAGCAAAATGATTAAGTGGGGATTAAAACTAGCGGTAGGTTTAATGATAGCCACAACAGCCCAAGCAGAAACTTGGGTCATGCCAAACAATGGCAATGGCGAAATCACCTTAACAGGCAACAGATGCAAGTTTGATGGCGGAGCATATCCAAGCCTCAGACACGCTTATACATGGACGACAAGCATGTATATGGAAGGTTGCTGGGCTTTAATTGATGGCAACGTACACATCACATGGGAAAACCCAAACAACGGTACACGCACACGCCGTGTATATCGACCAGAAGACTTTAATAAAAAAGGAACCTATTAATGATTGTCAAAGATAACCAACTCTCACAGGCAGGACATTGGTACACCCGCTCTGGGGACAGCGCATATACAGTAATTGGCAAGAACGGCAAAGAAAGGAATACCACACTAAGGGACGCTCGTGAGCACAACTTAGTTCCGTCTGTTACCACTATTCTAAAGTGTGCAAGCTCACCGGGTCTAGAGGCTTGGAAGCAAACGCAGGTACTTTTATCTGCACTCACTCTCCCAAGAGCTGAGGGCGAACCAGAAGAGCAGTGGTTGCAACGTGTTATGTCTGACTCAAAAGAAACAGGCAGAAAAGCCGCTGACCGTGGCACAGAAATACACGCCATTGTGCAAA